GAATTGGCGTGTCATCTTTACCGCAGACTTTATAGCGGTTTTCATCAATCCACGTCACTTGTTTCTTTAAGAAGTCTTCAATATTATCGACATTTTTACTGCCGATAATCTCAAGGTCTTTAAGGAGCTGATAGCTGCCCTGATACGCCTCTGTAATGCCGTCCGCTTGCTCGATAATCTCATGATAAAAGTCGTTAAGCGCCATGTGCGCGGCAAAGCTACGCGTCCGCAAATGCTCACGGTGCGCAACATCTCGTGCAAGGAATAATAAAGAAATAAAATGTTCCATTATTTGTCTATCCTGTTAATGTTTTCCCAGTACCCTTCATTTCTAGCACTAGCTGACTCTGGGTCATGTTGTTCACCGTAAATATCTTCAATCGGCTCACCATCCATATTACGCAAAGCGTAGACACAATAGTAAACCGTACCATCCTCAACTGCTGTGAGTTTGTGTTGATGCTCTTTGCGAATAACAATAAAGGTTGGGGCGGTAAATTCTTTAGGCGCATGACCTTCAATTTCAACTGACACCTTGCCCGATACAAGCAATGTCACATGGTCAAACTTATGCTCATGCCCACCGTGTGTTTCACCGGCAAGTTCTAAGACGTTTTGCTTAACCCAAATATTACCAAAATAACCTAGTTCAAAAGTTTTCATGGAAGTTGCACCACAGGCGTTTGCTCAACCCAAGATACCGAAGGCTCGTCCCAATAATACTGTTTATCATCTTGTGGATAAGGTAAAGGCGATTGCCATGACATTGTGTCGATGTCGCCAATCCATGATGGATATGGTTTTTTAGCTTGATGCTCAGCTTGTTTATCTGCATTAAATTCAACTTCTGAAAGCACCTTAACTACGCCAACCAATGTTGTATCCGCATCGCCATCGCACGTTCCATAATAAAGAGGTGCTTCAGCATACGAACCATCAGCGTTAGTATCAATAGGGTAAACAGACTCCTTTGCAAAAATGAATTGATATCCCTTTACGTCTGGGAGGGTAGGTCCAGTTCGCATCGGAGCTTCTGTGCAAAGAATTCCTGTGTCTGCGTCAATATTTGTTAATTGTATATGCATAATTTTATCCTGTTTTAAATTGGTATTCTGCGGACGGCTCTGACGTAGCGACTAGAGTTCTTATAGTTGTTGTTCTGAAGTCCATTAGTGAAGTTCTGTACCCATGCAAAGTTAGAACCATCCTCAGTAGAAGACCAATAGTTGTCAGAGGCAAACGCATTCGTTTCACCAGTTCTAAACCCTATCCCTGCTCCGGTTTGAGCTGGTGAACCGCTAGAGTAATTGGTACTTATTGGCTCTGGTGATACAGCGTTGGCGTTTGAGCCGGTACTTGTATCATTAGCTGTTGTCGTAGGTTTTAAGAAGTAATACAACACTTCTAATTCATTTCTAGCAGGTAAATACCAATCTGTATAGCCGCCAATAGTCAGTCCTTCGCAAAATACAGCGGCTTGATAAGCTGCACCTAACGCAGCTTCACTAGCAGAATTTGTAGGTCCGTTAATCACAGAAGTAAATCCTGTATTTACACCATACCCTCCCCACGTTCTACTTGAATTTTCGCCAGATGCTTTAGGGGCAACAATTAGATAATATTGCGTACCAGAAACATTAATCTTACCAGCATAAAACCCACCACCGAACGCTTGACCAATTACAGTTGGACCGGCAGGTTTATAAGTCCCACCAGTTAGCATTTGTTGAATTCCACTCATATTAAGTTAACCCCGCACCAGAAATAATCCAAGTTGTCGATGTCATTTTAAGTGCTGTCGCTGTGCCGTATTGCGCGAGTGAACGTGTGCCTGTTGTGCCTGTGCCAGCTAAATACATCGTGTCAGACGTGATTGCAATACTAACGACTTGAGATGTCATGTTAACAAACGAAATTGCTGTACCAATCGGATACGCTACCGAGCTATTTGCAGGAATAGTAAAAGTCCGAGCATTAGCGTCAGTGCTTGGGTGAAAAATATGTTTACCTGCATCCGCAGCAACGAGTGTGTAGGCGGCAGATTGACTGTTTTGCGGGATATTGATATACCCAACGCCATTTGTTCCATCAACCGTACAAGATGACAGCGTACCGCTAGAAGGTGTGCCAAGCACAGGCGTGACAAGCGTAGGTGAAGTTGCAAATACATTAGCACCAGACCCCGTTTCATCCGTTAACGCAGCCGCTAAGTTAGCACTTGAGGGTGTTGCAAGAAACGTCGCTACGTTTGTGCCTAATGAAGCAGAAAGCACCACCTGTTCATAGCGCACACTATCTCCAGCAGCCGTGCCAGCGGCAAGTCCTGTGAGTTTTTTAGCGTTCATTGGCAAGTTAGCTGACGGCGTAGACTGACCGTCACGCGTGATACAGTTTGTCAACGCCGTTGCAATGTCACTGTTGGTTGTGTTAGTTGTTGATGATGAAATCGTTGTGCCGGTAACAACGGGGTTGCCAGCGGGTAGGTTATATGTCCCAGAGCCATTAAAAGCCATTATTTTTCTCCTGTTATTGAAGTGACTGCGCCAGCAGCAGTGCGTGGGAGGATTCTACCATAATCTATTGCGGCAGAGGGAATTGCATATTCGTCCGCCTGTTGCGCGCGTTCTAAAGCCCTAGCAAAAGATTCAGAATTCATTAGCTCATTAGAAATTTTATCTGCAAGTTTAGTATCCGCAGATTTTAGTAAAGAAGTGTGAATCCATTTAACTAACGAAAAGCCTTCAGTTAACGAAAAAGGTAACGTTGGCGTAGCTTCAGACGCCATTTTAATTGTCCCTTCTTTCGCTTTACGCCCGCTAGATGCCAACTCAGCAAATTTCCGTTGGTCATTAAGTGTAGCCAATATATCCTCTACTGCACGTTTAACTTGAGGTTTACCTTCAGTCAAGTTGTCCAACGCTTGCGCAGTATCATAAGGGTGCGCAGGCGCTTCTTTTTTAACTTTTTCAATCATTGATTGAACGTGCGCGGTTTCTTTAAAATCTGCCAATTTAGCCGCGCCTTCTTCTTTACCATATGTAGCTTTCAAAAGCGTTGCTACACGAGAATTATCAAGCGCTTTAACTGTCTTAGTACCTGCATTTTCAACGCCTGCGGTAATAGGCTCAAACGCATTGCTAATGACTTGACGTGCTAATTCTGGTTTAGTTTCAGGGGTCAATTTGTGCAGTATGCGTCCCATTACGCGAGCATCAGCGTTAACCGCTACTTTAGCTAAATTTTCTGCATCAGTTGCGCCACTTAAATCTTTGGCTGATTTGCTAATAATACGCTGTTGATTTGCAACCGATTCGTCAACCACTTTAGGGATTGCTTTAACCTGTTCGCCAAGCGCAGCTTGACTAGCCTCAATAGGTTCAAAGTTACGCAATATTTCACTTAACCGGTTTTCAATGCCTGCCCCAGTAGAATCAAGTATTTTTAATGCTTCACGATTATCTTTTAAAAATTTTTCCGCAGACTTTCCTCCTTGCACAACTTCGGCGTTAAATTTACCTTCAACGCCTGTTGCAATAGCCTGTAGCGCTTCTGGGTCATTACCAAACGCACGAATAAAATCTGCCGCTCTATCTGGCTGAAGCATTCGCTCCGTTACATCCGAAGGGCTTATCTTAGGCCGAGCATTACTTGTTTGACGCGTCAAATTAGACACTGCGCCTTCTTTAAACGGTTCTGCAACAGTGGTTCTGTAAAGCTCATTGGCTTGGTTAAAAACGGTTCGTGCTTCAGTTGGTGCGTGTTTAGCAATAGATTCTTCAATACCCTGTCTTAATAAATCTAAGTTAGCTATGGTAAGCCCTGCTTTAGGGTCACCTTTAAGATTTCTTGCTTCTTTTAATACGACACTGCGAAGCTCTTTAAGGTCTTCCAATTTAGCCGCATGAGGTATGCCCTCAGACGTCTTTTTCATTGGGTTGCCTCTGGCATCAAGAATTGCAGGGCCTTCCTCCGCTTTTTGTTTAAATACAGTAAGCGCTTTATCTGTCAAAGGGGCGGTATCTTTATTAATAGCAGTAGAAATTTTATCTGCTATTTGAGATGCTTTATTAATTAACGGCTGAATGCTGAAAGGCTCAGGCGCAAGCTCGTAGGCTTGCTTGTATATAGGACTTACTAGGGCTTTAGCTTCATCTTCTAGCGCTACTTTACGCGCCGCAATTGATTGCCCAATTTCACGTTGAGCAGGTTGCGCAACTGTACTAGCCACCTGCTGCTTAGCTTCTTCAAGCCCTGCCTGTTGTGTCTCTGCTTGTCGCAATAGCTCTGCTGTACGCGCGGCTTTAGCGTCTTCAAGAGCGCCTTTTTGTGCAATTTGTGCATCTCGCACGTTCTGGTATGGCGCGTTAACGCTAACTCCACTAACAGGCATTTCACCTTGATGAATAGCGTTAAGCGAGCTTTGCGCTTGATTTACTTTTGACGCCAACGCTTCAGCTTCAGCAGCACGTTTAACGCCCCACTCTTTAGGGAATTGTTCTTCAGACGTTTTAATAGACCCCGCCAATTCAGGAGAATCCATTTTTACCGCTAATTGTTCGGGGGTAAGACCTCCGCTTCGTAATTGCTCAACCATACCGGGTATATTTTCCGCGCCACCTGCAATATCACGCATTTTTCTACTTGCCATGGCTTCACGTCCGCGCTCAAATACCGGCTCGACAATTCGATACCCTAGTTTAGCGGCAGGGTTGATAATAGATGTCGCTGCGCTTACGCCGCCACCTACCGCAGCTCCAGTAAACCCTCCATCTTCTTCAGGCGCTATTAATTGCCCTGTAAGTCCGCCAACGCCTGCCCCTGCGGTAGCCTTAGTAAGTAAATTTTTGGCAAACCCTTTTGCTTCGCCAGTGTTTAATCCGCCAGATTTTAACGCTTCAACAATGCGCTCAGGCGCTTTAGCTACCTTTGCAACGCTTCCTAACGCGCCGCCAATAGGATATGTTGCCGCTGCCTCGCCCCCAAATTTACCAATTCCATACGCGTCGCTTTCAGGCTTAACGCCTAAATCAGCCAACTTTTGTTGAACGGCGGTTTTATATTCGTTTGTTTTATCCGCAGGCAACGCGTGAACTAAATCAGCAGCGTTAAGCGCTACATTAGCTACGCCCCCAGCTACGCCTCCAGCTAAATTTTGGGCTTCTTGCGCATAGGTATCAACTGGATGCTCCATAAACCGTTGAATGACCGACGGCTCTTGTTTAACGGAATCTGCACTTTTGCCGCCATCAATATGCGCTATCGGCAAATTAAACTCTTTTTGCGCTCTTTCTGCAACAGCGTCGGGAGTAATGCTATCAGGCGCACCTTTATACTCGTGCTGAGAACCATCTTCAAACGTAACTGTAATATCTCTTGGCATTTAAATCACCACCCGCTAGTAGAGTATTTGGGTTTCTGTTGAACAGGTTGTTGAACAGGTTGTTGAACAGGTTGTTGAACAGGTTGTTGAACAGGTTGTTGAGGATTAGCAAGTCGAGCGCTAATGTCGGCAGTGCCTGTTTTAAAACTTTCAAGCCTGTTATCAGCTTCTCGTCGTAAAGTTTCAATAGCTTTTCTATATGTTTCAGGGCTGTCGGCAGTGCTTAACATTTCACGAGCGTGTTTAGCTGCTGCAACAGATACGGCTGAAGACCCCGTGCTGCCGGACATAATTTTAGCATACTCATTAACGGCAGTTTCGGTAGCGTTTTTAAACGATTTTAATTCAGGGTTTTGGACACCGCTTGATTGCCATGACTGAATAAGTTGATTAGCTATTGGAGATTTAGTCCGCGCAACGGTATCACTAAATTCAAGCGCCATTTGAGCGTTTTTATCAAACGTATCACTAAAGTTTTTAGCGGCTTCATATTGTTTAGTCTGCGCTCCTAATGCTGACGTGCCAGCTTTAGAGGTAGCGCTTCCGCTTACAATAGCATTAACATCGCCGCCATTTTTAGCTAGCCACTCTTGGTAACGAAGTTGAGTTTTGGCAGGGATTCTAGGGTTCATTCCGGCTTGTTGCCCTTTATAAAGTTGCCCAAAAGAAGCATTTTCTGAATCCGTAAACGATTTAGTTTCCCCGCCCAATGCCCCGCCAGCAGAAGCATAAGGCTTGATTTCCCCTGTACGATGGTCAATGACGCCAACAGAGCCGTCCGGCAATGACACCGAAGAATATGAAGGCGTACCGCCGCTATTTGGTGAAGGAATCATGTGTATGTCAATGCGATTTTGCCGATTTAAATCGCCTTGTTCACCTTGAAAGTTAATGTTTTTGTCTTGTCGAGTATTTTTACCTTGCTCAGTTTGCGACAACATCCACCGTCTAAGGTCTGCGGCGTCTTGAGCGGCTATTCTTCGCGCTTCTCTATTAGCTTGATTATTGCCTATAGTTTGCGCCATAGCGCCAACTTCTGGGTTAATAACTGACAAAGCTAACGATTGTTTATCCATTTCTTCAGGTGATACGTTTTTAGCTACGTTTTGTGCCATCGGTTGCGCAGGTATAACTTGAGGCTGTTCATTTCCTGTAAGATACGCGCCCGCTTTTTCATACCACGCAGGTTTTTGTTCGGGAGTACCGGCCTGCAATGCCATTTCGGGCGGCGCTTCTATACCGATAGAATTTAAACCTCTAATAGAAGCGGCTGTTTTTTCACGCTCTGCTTTGTCCAAATCTTCTCTAGCGCCGCTTTCTTGATACGCACCAATGATATTTTGCAACGCGCCAAGCGCGGCTCCACCAGTATTAGGAACGTACCATCCGCTAACCATTTGACCTGCTTGTTGATTAGCGCTTTGTTCTTGTAACTTACGAGCTAAAGCAATTCTATCTTTAGCACCAAGCACTTTTTCATCGTATAAACTAGCCACTCGCACCTCCAAATAGCCCATTCCATTTGTTTTGCAAACCGTTCATAAAGCTACCCTCGTCAGGTGTTTTTGCCTGTTGCTTGGCAAAATCAACGTCATATTGACCAAACTCATCAGCGTACTGTTGAGCGTCGCTTTTGCCAGCTTCTTTAATAGCCTGATAACCTTTACCAAGCGCTTCCGCGTTCTCCATTATGGATTGCGCTGACGGCGCGGCATTACCTCGCGGGTATTGCGGTTGGTTTCTAAGTGCAGCCACCAGCGCTGCGTGTTGGTCTTCACCTAACATCATTACACTAACCCCAGCATTTCATAATT